GCCAAGAATAAACGACTCTCGAATTTGCGAATTAACCGTTCCAAAGAACGAGATCGCGTTTCTAGGTTCCCTGAAGATCCTTTCTCTGCTTACTATTTTGATATAAATATGAAAAAAGCAAGAGGAAAGATAATCACTGAATCTGGTATTCCAGGCTCAAACTTCCTAGAAGAATTTAAGTTTTCTGACGTTATGGAATATACACCTGTTGAAGGCTCTTCAGGACATTTCATTGCAACTAGTTGTGTATTTATGTACCAACTTTATCGCAGTGAAAATGTCGTAGATTATGCCGCTTGCATACATCAATATATAAAAGCTTCAGGTATAGATTTCAAACTTTTGTTGAGACCCATTTCTGATGTTTTAGATACTTGTTTAGAATTTATCACAACGCCTCTTAAAGGTGAGGAAATAATTTCTGAATCGTATTTACATCATTCTCAGGATTTTATGAATTTCATTGTAAGTATTATGGACAGTGCTGTTGCAAGGTCTATCAAAAACTTAATATTGACAGTGACTTCATTGCGTCTCTTCAATAAGGATATTAGTCGATCTATCATTCAGTACCTAGGTAAACCAACACCCGGTCCTGTGCTGGATGTTGTTTTTGCCATGTTGCAAGATCTGATTAATCTCCTGAAGGTTGGAGATGCTATCGCTACCGGAACACCTATATGCGAAGCTTTGTTTAGCAAAGACCCTGTTACGGAAGCAATAGCAAATGCTTATCTTCTTTTAGAGAAGAAAGACTACTTGTATGAAGGATTACCCATTGATGGATACATGTGCCAAAGAGAGTTTATGATGAAAGCCGAGCAATTGCTCGAATTTCTTGATTCCTCTCTTAAACACTACAGTATTACGTCACCCACTTATCGTTCTATTAGTGGTATTACTTTACAATTACGCAAAGTGACCCACGATATAGCTACCGCAATCAAGGCAAGTACTCGTACTCCTCCTTTGTGTTTTGTTATTCATGGACCACCTGGTATTGGTAAAAGTAAGATATGTGAGTATCTCTTTGATATACATTCTGAGACCGTTGGACGAAAATTTGACATGAGCCAAGTTTATGTTAAAAATTCAACCACGGAATATTGGGAAAAATATCATAGCATGAAACATCCATATGTCTTCATTTCCGAGCCCGGAAAAGTGCATGCCAACATCGCTGCCTCTAAGGGAGACGATGGCGTTTTCGAGCTCTTGAGTTTGGTAGATAGTCTGCCTTATAGTCTGAACATGGCGTTCGGCGAAAAAGGCGGAGTATATTTCAACTCTGAAATGATAGTGTGTGACACTAACAACCCTGATTTCAATCTTGAAAAGATTGCAGCTGCTCCTGCAGCTTACAGGCGTCGTTTTGTGTATGTCGCACCTGTTGTTATGAACGAATTCCGAAAACAGGATTCCACAGCTTTAGATCCGGCAAAATCTATAGCTGCGGGTGGTAACTTTCTTGATAGGTTTCATTGGAATATTTATATCCAAAAACCTATTAATGACAGGCAATCACAACGCATTAACTTGACTACCAATGGTACTTTCGCTGACTTTGAGAAAACTGTTTACAATCTTATTGTGAAACATATCAAGGACGAGAAATTAGTATCTGACAATGTCAAGAATATGCATTTTTCTGACCGCATTGACGACTATAGAGTTGACGATGTCAAAGAGAATCATCCTGTGTTACCTGATGAAATTAAGTCTGAATCTGAGATTCTAGACAATGTAGTAATTAAAGCTAAGCACCATTACGCAAACTTACCCGATCGAAATTGGGTCAGGGCGCGTTCGCAAGCTCTATTACAAACATGTATAACATATACGAATACTTCCGTCAATCATTTGAGAAACGGATATTATTATACGTTAGATTCTGTCAGGTTTACAAGTAGTGTGATTATAACAGCAATGTTCCTTTTGGTTCAACTGTTGTTTTCATACGGCTTGTTGGGTAGACAAGAAAATTTGTGGACGTTTAGTCAACTTAGGTTGTTTATAGCGGCGTCACTCTTTATTTTTCTTTATTCTACCACACCAGTGTTTGCATTTACCTTTGTTGTATCGTTCTGGCGCTACCAAGGAATATGGTATTATACCAAGTATGGTATACTATGTTTCTGTAGAAACAGGACAAAACAGCAATTGAAAAGAAATTGGGACCGGTTGTCTTTCCATTTGGGACTGACAACAAATCCTAGTTACTTTATACAAGCACACTCTAGACATCTTTTCTATATCACTGGTCTTTTGGCCAGTTTGCAAGCTCTATCACTATTTCGAACCTATTTGAAATCGCGCAATATTTATACTGAAGCGGTTCTAAGTAAGTTTGTAGTACCTGATACTTCTAATGAAGAGCTACATGAGATGGAAAGGACATTCCATTGTGGTGGATCCTATAAACGTTTTAAGAACAAGGAACACGCAATTTGGAATACTAGAGAAATACTGGATACCTGTGTTCACACTGGTACCGGTGAAGAACTTAACCTTGCAATTTCCCGCAATATACGCTATGCTACTGTATGTGGCGACCTTACTACCAATACCTATGTTTTAGGTGTTTGTGGAAACTTCGCTCTCATCAATACACATGCTATTCGCGGTGAAAATGTAGAGATATGGTTGTCTACCGATGGATCTGTCGTTCATGATCCTCTCAACCATACTGCTAAGTTCAAGAAGACGCGTTTAAATTCTAAAAGTGTCGTAGATCTTGGGAATGATTGTTCTTTGGTAATGCTAAATTGCAATCCATTTCGTGACATAATGCAACATCTTGCAAAAGATGATGATTATTTCATGCAAGTGGAAGCATATTTTTGTAATGATAAGGTCAAAGCCCGATATACTACAACGCCTTTGAATGTTACTCACGCAGGTGTCCATAAGATAAGTATGACCCCGTACTTTCAGTATTCTTATAAAGACCACAAGCCAGGTTTATGTGGCATGCCATTGATTGTTCGCAAGGACAAAGGATGGTGTGTTGCAGCAATCCACGCTGCTGGTAATACAGGTACTAATGATTGTTATGGAGTTTGTATAAATCATCGTTTTGTTGTAGACGGTATTAATACCATACTTAGTGGGTCTAGTTTGATGGAAATAGCCAGTGAGGGCTCCATAATAACTGACCTTGGTGATCCCTCAGAGCGTTCTCCTTTTAGATATGAGCCAACATCTAATTTAGATTACTATGGTAAATTACCTGGCAAGACCTTTGTCAATAACCGCTCGCGGTTAACACGTACCCCTTTTGCGGGTCGTATTGATAAAATATTGGCAGATATTTACGATTTCAAGTCTGATGTCGAGTTTGGTCCTCCTCTGATGAAACCAACCATGATTAACGGCGAGTACGTTAGTCCGTGGAATAGATGGTTTAGAAAGAGAGACGCTCAAAATGCTCCCTTAGATCGTGATGTCCTAGAGAAAGTGATTGATATTTATTCCGATCACATTATTTCTGGGCTGCACGAGCAGGGTGTTACTGAGTTGAGTCCACTCAACGTTGAGAGTGCAATCAATGGGGTCCCAGATGATCCTTTTGTTCGTAGAATCACTTCAACCACCTCTGCCGGTTTTGGATATCCTGGTATGAAAGACAATTATATACCTCTGGTCGATGAGGAGAATAATGTCAGGGAAGCAGTTCCTGATCTCAAAGCTCGATTAGTCGAGATGTTGAAACAGTATCGCAAAAAGAGGACAGTTAGTCCTGTTTCTAAGAGCTGTCTCAAGGATGAGGCCCGCGAGTGGAAGAAGATCCTCAATGGGAACACAAGAATTTTCTTTTGTGGACCCATAGATGCTTTGATTCTATGTCGCATGTTCTTGGCTCCGTTCTTTACGCTTATGGTTGAACATGGTGGAATCTTTGGTTCTGCTGTGGGCATCAATATGATGAATGGCAGTGACGATTTTGTCAAGGGTCTCCTAGAATTTTCAGATTTGATTATGGAAGGAGATTATGGTGCATTTGACATCAGTATGCCATTTGAGATAGGATGGGCAGCCTCTTCTATTGTGTTACGTGTTTTAAAAGCCATGGGATACACAGAAGAAGCCTTGGACGTTGTAAAAAGTATGCTTACTGATAACCTGTTTCCAGTTATAGAAGTGTTGAACGACATTTTTAGAGCTATGGGGCTTCAGATATCTGGTAAGTATGCCACGGCAGAAGAAAATTCCATTAGAGGATGCATCATGCTTCTCTACTTTTGGTATTCTCATAAAAAACTTAAGCATCTTGACTATTTTAAATATGTGAAGATGGTTACATATGGTGATGATATTTTGGCAGCTGTTAAACCAGATGTCGCTAAATATTTCAACAATGTGACTTATCAAGCTTTTGTTAGAAGCCAGTACAACATGGACTTTACTTCTGCAACCAAGGAACTTGATATGCAGCCATTTGTCAATATTCATACTGCCTCTTTTCTTAAGAGGAAGTTTAAGTTTTCAACTGAATATGATAGATGGTTGGGTAGACTAGATATGAATTCGATGCACAGAGCCATGACATGGTATCTTCCTTCTGTAAATGTTTCTCGTGAGAAGCAGTTAACAGATACTTGTATATCTATGTTATGGGAAGCGTGGTTTCATTCCGATAGGAAACAGTACTCACAATTCAGAGAATCTCTCATTCTCTTGTGCGTCGATACTTTGGAACTAAATTCAATTGACTTAAACAACATTTTCCCGTTGTATGAGTACATTGAATCCGAAGTATTAGTCTAAGTTCTTTGGTCTTGGGATGACTTTAAACTCACCCTGCAACATAGAATGGTAAGCTATGTCGCAACCTCAATTACCCGCTGTATTTGATCTTTTATTTTATATTTGGAGAGATATATTATAAATGCATATGCAGTTAGAGCGGAGTTCTGTTTAGAACTTTTACTACTTTAATGCCGCTATATAAATAGGTAAAGTAGAAACTCCAAAATTCGTATGATCTAAGTCAATCATATGTCTTATACCAAGACTTGCTGACATGAAAAACCCCAACCAAGCTCAAGATTTATTTGCTTACAAATATTCTCTAGAGCAACAACTTAAATTGCTCCAACAATCTTACAAGGAACATGATAAAACTATTCCAAGATCCCTTCGCAATTTAAAACGATCCACCATGGTGGCTTCCCAACCTCATTTACGCAAATTATGGAAAACTCGTATCAAGTTATTAAGTGCTATTAACGATATTGAATTGACACTTAGCCTACTCGCCATTTTCGAAGAGAATAAATATTTCAACGATTATTCAATAATTACTGAATCTGAAATTCTCTCCGGTGATGTCGGTGTAGGGTTAATTGACTCTTCTTTAGAAGAAAAGTATGAAAATATTACTGATATTGGTGGTCTTCAAATTGATATTGAAAATTCTGGTTCGAGTAATAATACTTCTCAAGGCCAGAAAGAGATTTTAAATCTCTCGTCATTTCTAGGACGACCAATTCCTATTGCGAATTTCCAAATACCACTGTCATCAGATGTTTCTGTGATCTATGATATTTGGGATCTCTATACTATCAATCCTACTATGCGTGCTAAATTGAGAAATTATGCATATTTACGTGGGAATTTGAATGTAAGAATCGCGGTTTCGGGAACCCCATTTCATTACGGCAGATTATTAGTTTCGTATCAACCCTACAATGATCGAAATCAAAATCTCATCAGCCATGATGTAGTCTTGTCCGCCAACCCCACTTGGCGTCCTATGTTGCTGAACTACTTGTCTCAATCACCCGGTGCGGCTACCATAGATGTTAGAGAAAATAAACCTTTGGACATTGTATGTCCGTTTATATCTACTAAACCTATGCATCGGTTGTATAACAGTGCAACGACAGCCATCTCTTCGGCTACATCATTTGATGATTTAGAAGAAGCTGGAAGTATATATTTGTATTCACTTAATCAAGTGAAAAGCGTATCCACTACTCCATCTGAAGTTAGTGTGTATATATATGCTTGGATGACTGATGTTGAACTAGGCACATCAACAGCGACACAAGTCGGTATCGTAACAGAATCACAGATTTTAGCAGACGAACGTGAGGTAGGGCCTGTTGAGAAAATTTCTTCTCAAATGGCCGAAGTCTCAGGTATGTTAACTAAGATTCCAGTGATAGCTCCTTTTGCAACTGCTAGTCAAATAGCTTTGCAAGGGATTTCCAAAATTTCTTCCCTATTTGGGTGGTCCAAACCAGTAATGATTGAACCGCCTCGTTTGATGAAGAATGTTGGATTTCAGAATGGAGCACATACAATTGGTTATGATACTAACTACAGGATTACTCTTGATCCTAAACAAGAGCTCTCAGTTGATCCTAGAATTGCGGGGAATGGAGATGATGAAATGAGCATTGCTTTTATAGCAAACCGTGACAGTTATCTTACAACTTTTAGTTGGAATGATAACTCAGCGGTTATGGCCTCACCCATATGGATGAGTGCTGTAGTTCCACATCTACATACCACACATTTCTTTGCAGATTCAATGCAATTTGGCCACCAGCCCACTGCACTTGCGTTCAGTGCTGCACCCTTCTACTATTGGCGAGGCGATATCGAATTTCGATTCGATATTGTTGCATCTAATTTTCATAGAGGGAAGTTGGCGTTCTTTTTCGAACCCAACGTGGCACAGAGCACATTGATTAATGCGGACATAGATACGAACAAGCAGTTTATGAAAATCATTGATATTCAAGAAACGCAGTCTATCTCTTTCTGTGTTAAGTGGGCGTTTCCTAGGGCCTGGGCTGAAGCCCCAGATCCTAACAAGTACCAATTCATTCATGGTGCTGCTGCAGATCCTACGCAATTCATTGCTTCGGCAAATGGATACATAGGTGTTGTACCACTTACTACTTTGCAGTCACCAGATGATAGTGACATCTCCATCAACGTGTTTGTTAAATCCACTAATATAGAGTACAATCTATTTTGTGAAACTAACATACCAACTTCAAGAGAAGTCATAACAGAGTCACAGATCATTTCCCAACATCCTGTAACTTGCTATGAATTGAATGAATCAACAGCTGATTCTACATACATTGCACAGGAACACTTTGGGGAAAGACCTATTTCCTTCCGTTCACTCTGTAAACGGTACG